AAAAAGTTCATGTAATCTTCTTCTCTTTCTATTTTTTAAATTAACATTTTTGTATGCGTAATTTGTAATAATAGGTAGAGTGCTTGTAGCCTCACCATAAACCATTTGAGTATTGTCATTATTAACTTTGCCCCATGAAGTTGCTTCATCTAAAGTAGAACTTGAACAAGCTCCATCTCTAACATCAGCCACTGTAAGTTGTATAGCATATTCATGCATTGGAACTCTGTGTTCAATAGCTTCTGCTGCAACAACTATATCTTGAGCAAAGTTTTTAGGTACACCACCGCCTACCATAAACAATCCCGTATTTTGATTTTCAATCTTTAGATAAGTTAACTCTCTTAAATCTTTTATACTGTCTATAACCACGTGGCTATTTAAACTTTCATTTTGATGTTTAAGTAAACCGATACCAGCTGCACTATCATTTAATGCTGGACAAAATATTGGTACATCATACTTATAACATTCTTGTACTAAACTTTCGGTTGTATTTGTTCTTGTATGCCAACCTAATAAATTTAAAAACTCTCTTGAACTTTGTGGTTTATGAGCACAGTGAATAGTTGCAAAATCATGAATATAATCATCAACCATCTTTAAATCATCTTCAGAAATATAAGTATCATAAATTCTATCAATAAAATTTTCTCTTAAAATATTATCATCTGCTTTGCTTGATCCAATATAATGTTTATGACCTATACCTTCAAATAAATCCATGTCAATAACAGAAGCTCCTGTAGCTACTATAATATCAACCATATTATATTTTACTAAGTCTCTATATAATTGTAAACAGCCTGCTGCTTGAGTTGATCCAGCTATTGTAAGAATTATTGTTAAATCTTTATCTAATAACATTTGTTTATACAACTGACTAGCGTTGTATATTTCTCTTGATGTGAATGATGTTGATTCCATTTGATCAACCATCTTTGTGACATCATACTTACTGATGTCTATATGCTTAACTGTCTTTTTTAACGAATGGTCTATCAATTACTTGTTCCTTCTTACTATGAAAATGATGTTTCTCTAACACTTTCAAAACTGTATCCACATTATACTCTTTACAGCTATAAATGTCAAGCTGAAAATGTTCACTATCCCATGTATGTAAAATTATATGGCTTGTTGTAATAGCTGTCATCATAGTATAACCTTCATTGCCTTTATCATTACAACGATCAATATGTGGACCACTCAATATTTTCATATCAAGTTCTTCTAAAAGTTCATCATTAAGATCTTTAAGTCTTGCCTTTCCAACATTTCTTAAAGCTCTATTTGAATTATAATGTCCTGTTATTATGAGGTGTTTATGGATGAGCATTGTATGTCACTATATTTTTTTAGTTTTTTAAATTTAATTTTCATTCTTTCATCTATTTCTTTCTGTGTGACATAATTATATTCTTTTAGAATCTGTATCATAGCGCACACATCTCCTATTTCATCAACAAACTTGTTATCAGTAATTTGATATTCATGTCGTAAAACTTTACTACATTGTTGAATCAATTCACCACATTCTTCCATGGTGATAACAAATACTTGTTCGGTGTCTTTAAGGGCCATCTTTTAACAAACCTTGTAATAATAATTCCCATTCTTTTTTTCTAAAGTCCCAACTATAAAAATTATCAAAATAATTCTTTTGTACATCTAATTGGTTTATCCAATTATCACTACCTTTAATAACTTTAATTGTATTATTTAAAATACTTGCAAATCTATTTACATGCTTTTGACCATCTTCTGTATATTGATACATGCTTGCAAAGTTAGCACATGTTTCTGGTAATGCACCTAAGTTATTTGTAACTGTTATACATTTTGCACTCATAGCTTCAATAGCTGCAATGCAAGATGTTTCAACCCATATACTTGGAAATGCAAATATGTGTGCTTTGCCTAATGCTTCTACTATTTTTTCATGTGGTTGAAATCCATGATATGTAATCTTCTCATGTTTTTGACATGCTTCAAATACTTGTTTGTATTGTTCGTCTCTATGTTTCCATCCATATATTTCAAAACTACTGAATACATCTAAATGTAAATTGTCATGTTCTTTACATAAGAACTCAAAAACAGGAACAAGTAATTCTAGACCTCTGTGTGGAGTTGTATGATAGATTAATCTAACTTCTTTTTTAGGATCTGGTTTTTTAATAACATCTTTTGGTATAGGATCAATAGCATTTCTCATAACTATTCCTTTATCATATGGTACTCCTAAACCTAAATGAAAACTAGACATTTGATAATTGCTAACAAATACTAATTTCTCAAATCTTTTTCTTAGTTCTTCATCTTTTAAATGAGCATTCTCTGGATCATTCCAAAGATCATGTAGCCATAAGACTCTCTTTTTATCTTCAAGATCTCTTACTCTACTGCAAATTAATTGAAAGTTGTCTAATAGTTTTGGATCCAACTCTTTTTTGAGTCTTTCAAACATTCTTTCAGTACCACCTTGACTTTTAGTCCAAGTGCCACTGTTAGTCATTTCATTACCATCACCCAAAGAGAATTCATCTAATTCTTTTTGTGCTTCTTCTAGTCCAGTTATTTTAAGCTGTGTTCCCATTTGCTGTCTCCTTTTCACCGTTCTTTTTACCAATATTATACTTTGCAGTTAAATTCCATTGATCCTTTTCTTTAAAAGGTAAGACTTTAATCTGACTTATAGGAGCAATAGGGCTCTTAGATAAATCTGGTGTCACCAGCTCTAATAATCCCCATTCTGCTAATAAATTTGCTATTGTGTTTCTTCTTGATATATCACTTTCTGAAAAGTTTGAAGGCTTCCCGTCTAAAGCGAATAATTCTTTAAAATGTACTATGAAGTATCTTCCTTGTTTATGAAGTATATGACATGATTGATATAAAGTTTTGTCTTTTCTTGATGCAACCCCTATTCGTGTTAGAGTTTCTCTTACTTTTAAAAAGTCATCACCTTCTTTTAATTTCACTTCAACCATGTTGTCCGTGTCAATTGTCATTTCACACCACCCTTATTTAATTTTTTTATAATAATATCTAATTGTTGTTTCGATAACAATGAGAGAGCAACCCTTGCCTTATCATTGTTGTATTCATAATATTGTTTAACCAATTCTAAATTATCATTTTCTAGTTTTTTATCCCATTTTTTAAATCTCTTCTTGGGACGTATCCTATTTATTAAATAATCATATTGCAATTTATTGTCTACATGATGTCTTTGATTCATCTCGTTAGCTAATAAAATACAATCAATAAATTGAGATAAAGTTCTATTAGTTATAAAAGGATTGTACACTGCTTCTGTAGTACTATCCATAATTATATTCTTTTTATATGTTATGCTGTTAATAAAGTCAAATAACTTCATAACGCTTTTCCTTGTCCTCTATACTTTTTAAAGGATCTTCTTTTATTCTTATTCATAGATGCCATCTTTATTTTTCCTCTACCAATAGATGTTCTCTTCTTAGTAGGTTCAAATACAGATGTGATATATGATTTAACTTTTCTTACCATTAGCTGTTCCTCTTGTTTCCTTTTGGTTTAGATCGATAGATGTTATGAAAATCTTCTAATAATTTTACTTCTACGTCTTTTGAATACTCATACATTTTTTTTCCTGTTTTACTACATCTCCCACAATGCAACTTTTTTGCAATCACTTTTACTTCATAACCTTCATCTAAAAATTCTTGACATACCTCTCTAACAGTTTGATCTGTGCCAGTTCCACTACTATATGCTCCTAATCTTCCAGCATTATATCTCTTGCCATTTATTGTATATTCTCTTGAATAATATTCGTATTTGTCACATCCATGACCTCTAGTTTTAGTAAGCAAACATTCCATAGTCTCTCCTATCTTAATAATTACATACCTATTACCCTTTACAGCTATAAAAATATAAACCCAGTTTCTATGTTTATGATATGCTTTTTCATTAATTTTTACTAATTCGATATGATCAGGATTACATTTGTATCTAATAACATCAGCTACTCTTATAAAATCTTTGTTTGTTAAATATTTCAATACAAACTCAGTATGATCAGGTTCAACAACAAATAATTTTTCTCTTGGCACTACCATTATTTAAACTCACAGTCTATCATTAAGGTTGTCAAACATGCAACCAGGTTAATTTCTTGATCTGCAACAAATGCACTTTTATATTGATAGTCAGCTATAGTTGTAACTAAAATAGGAATAGTATTTTCTTTCATATTAACATTACAACTATCATATAATTTTCTGTATATCGTTGTAGGATCGTTGTCCAAATTCTCTGCCACCCATTTCCTCATTTGATTAAATTCTTTTTTCTTTAGAGCTTGTATTAAAGTATTGAAGGATCCATCACTCATTTGAGTTAGAATACCAACATCAATCTTTCCACTAGAACTATATCTTTGTATCTCATTTAATACTCTTCTCCAATCTGGAAAGTATTTTATAATTAACTCACCTATAGCTTTTTTATCATACTCAATCTTTTCTTGTTCAAGAATATGTTGTACTCTAGTCATAAACTTTTGAGCTAGCTTAGGTTTATCTTGTTTTGATATAGCAAACTCTACAACACTACATCTACTATGTAATGGTTCTATAATTCTATTTTTATAATTAGCAGTTAAAATAAATCCACAATTCTTACTATACTCTTCCATAAAATTTCTTAAAGCAGGTTGAGTACTTTGTGGATTAAGATAATCAGCTTCGTCTAATATAACAAACTTTCTATTACCATTTAAACTAACTGTACTTGCATAACTTTTAATATCATTTCTTAAAGTATCAATACCACCATTCATACTTCCATTAATAATTATATAATCGGATCCAATCTGTTCTAACATAGCTCTAGCAACTGTTGTCTTTCCAACACCAGGACCACCACATAATAATAAATTAGGAATTCCTTTCTCAATAAACTCAGAAAAAGTTTTGCTTAGATCATCAGGAAGTATAGTATCTTTAATTGTTGTTGGTCGATATTTTTCGACAAATAAAAAATCATCCATCAAATTTACTTCCTTGTTCTACCGGTGCCCAATACTTTATTTTATCGTACTTACTTGAGAACTCAACTATCATAGCTGGATCAGATATAATAGAAACATCATAGCTATGTGGAAGTAATTTTATATTTTCAACTAACAATACATACCTAAATGAAACACTTGCCATAGCTTCTCCAACTTTTTTAGTAAAATTATTACTTGTAGGATTTTTACTATCTCTAGCTGTGATAACTATTTCTTTCTTATCAGGTTCACTTTCTATAATAATATTAGGTAATTGCATAACATTAGCAGCTTGTACTAAACTTTTAACATCACCTTCTGTTAGATTAAAACTTAAAGCCTTTTGAAAGTCAGGCGTAATGTCTTTAGGTGCAACAATCATCTCTTTATCGGTGTAATAATAATTACTAGAACTTTCACCGCTACTAATCGTTACATGTTGTTCTTGAAAATCAAAGTCTGGATCTTCAAACAAACTCACTACACTTAGGAATTGGTTTAAATCATATACTCCAAACTCAAAAGGAAAAGACTCTTCAACAGCAGCTTGTGCAGCTATCGTGTCAAGAGCACTCTTCGTTCTTATTGTCGTACCAGCTCTGAATAACATTGACTGGTTTATACTACTAAAATTCTTTAGAATCTTAACAGTTTTTTCACTTAATTTCATAATATAACTCCAAATTATTTTTTAGGATCAAACGTCTTTTTCTTATTGCGACCCAATTGAGCAGGATCAGCAGTTGCTGATGCACCAATTTGAGCTAAGTCAACTAAACTACCACCAAACATATAAGCACCTTGGTGTGTTGTTTTCATCCAAGGACACATCCAGATCTTCAATCCAGCTTTCCTTGCCCACTGACAGAACATATAATCTTCTGACAGATATCTTTTAGAATCAGGATCAATCACACAATCAAAATATGCATGAATTTCTCTTGATCCATCAAAATGAGCTGTTCTAATATGATCAGGTTTATAACTGAATTCAGGATATGCTTTTGCATATTTTTCAAATGCATCTCTTCTTACCATCATAAAACCTGTACCACCTTCTAGCACTTCTGCTGGTTCATTAACTCTAATCTCAGTCACACCTTCAACAGGATTGAATACATAGTCACCTACATATTTTTCTAACTTATTAGGGTTCTCATCAGCAAAACCTCTATCAACAGCTCTCTTAATCTTTTCCCAAGATATAGTTTTCTTAGGATAAGGTCCACATACTATATCTTTATCTGATCCAGGTTCAGCTAAAGCAGCTAATGCTAAAACGTCTTGTGGATCAAAACCAATATCACTATCAATAAACATCAAGTGTGTTGCTTTAGATCTTAAAAACTCATCAACAAGATAATTCCTTGCTCTTGTAATTAAACTTTCGTTAAACAAATAAAAGAAAGATATCTCTAAACCATACTTAGCTCCAAGTGCAGATAGATCTGCAGTGGATTTACAATATTGACCACCACACATTCCTCCATACATTGGAGTGGCTACAAAGATTTTTCTTTCTCTTAACTTTTTTATATCAATGCTTATTTCCACTTATTTCTCCATATTTGTTATCATGTTGTTTTCCTATACCATAGCTGCCATTATACATTGATAAAGTCTCTGCTTCAAACAATATAAATTGACCGACTCTAGTTCCTTTTTTTATTTTAGCTGGACCAACTCGTACATGTAAACAACCAGCCATCACTCCGTGATAACCACTGTC